GCACTTGAACGAATAATGGCAAGACGAAAGGCACAACCTACACGTGAAGAAAAAATAGCAATAGCCTTAAAAATGCAACAAGATAATGCATTAAATTAAGTGTATTGACAATATGGGAGTTTTATATAAACTCCCATATAACGAAAGGATAAAAAAATGGATAAACTAAAAAACGACACATTAAAAGTAGGCGATACTTTTAAAATCTCATACACTCCACGAACTCACAATTCAGAAATTATTGATGTAGTTGATGAGTTTCAGTTGCAACCAATTTTTAGGAATGCGATTTGGAATGATGATTGCGAAATATCAAAGCATAAAACAAAAGGTCATAATTACATAAGATATTTTGACGTTATGCAAGATAGTATAAGATGTGCCTCTACTGAATATGGTAGAGCATTTATAACTTTAAATGGCAAAAGTTATATTTTAAATAAACACGATAATTTGGAGGGCGATAATGACAATTAAAAAATATTTATCTGATGAGCATATTGGTCAAAATGTTTATGAGATAGAAGAAGAACGAGTAATAGTTATTAAAACTCACGTTATTGCAAAAAATGATGATGAGGCTTTTAACAAGTATCTTGAATGTAATGAGTTTGTTAATTGTGAGAATCATCAATGTAGAGATAATGGAACTGATGTAATTGTTGATTTTGCAAAAGACTATGGCGAATATAAAGGCACGAAAAAAATAGGCACTATTGCAAAAGAGGACAAAGATGACGAGGATAGTTTATTGGAGGTGGTTTATGGATAAAAATTATTCAGATCAGATTGCCCAATATGCAAAATTGGAAGTTTTGTATAAGACAATTATTCATCTCCAAAAACAATTAGCCAAAGAGAATAAGATATTAGAAAAATTACAAGAGGCTAACAAGCCTCTTGTATTAACCAAAGAAATGGAGGTGTAATATGATTGATTGGAACATTGTTTTATATATTGGAATGGTCTTAATTGTTTTCGGTTTCGGTTTGTTTTTATATGCTGAAATGAGAGAACGAGAGATAGATCGTAAAATGGCAGAAAACCAAAGATTTATTGATGCTGTTTTAAGAAGTCAACAATTACAAAATATACGAAAGGATATTAGGAAATGAAAAACTATTGCCAAAACCCTTTGTGTTATTTGTATGATACAAAAGATAGATTGCGAGGAATTAAAGGCAATAAGGTCTATCAGAATAGAGTAGTGAATAGTCGTTATTATTATGGGTGTTGTACTCAAAATTGTCTTAATGATTATCTATCTATTTATATGGATAGGTTTGTTAATTATATTGGCAAATTAAATGATACACCACAACGACCACAACACACACAATTTAGTTGGGAATTAATAAACCAGGAACGAGATAGATTAAAGAATAGTCAATAGCTCTAAAGCTCTACTACCTGGAGTTGTATCTCTTTTAATGCCAAGAGGCTTGTCGCCTCTTGGCATTTTTTTTTACGTGGTACCTCAATAGAGGTACCACGACCATTTCCAAAAAAGTAAAGCACGAAGTACCTTATTACCTTTTTAATAGAAAGGGATCCTAATGTTAGGTATAATTATGTTGATTTAGACATTCAATGTCGGTAAAAACGTTTTGGAGTCCCATAAGGATACTTATGCAAATTGATATTAAAAAAATTTTAAAAAAAGATATAGATAACTTACCCCCTGAAACCCGAAGAGAATTAAAAAAATATTTAATACAAAAAGATATTAAACAAAAACATTCTTTAATTAAGAGTGATTTTATGCATTTTGTAAAACACATGTGGCCTGATTTTATAGAGGGGTCCCATCATAAAATTATTGCAGAAAAATTTAATAATTTAAAATCTGGAAAGGTTAAGAGACTTATTGTGAATATGCCACCCCGTCATACAAAATCTGAATTTGCATCTTTTCTACTTCCTGCGTGGATGATTGGTAACAGACCAAAATTAAAAATTATTCAAGCAACTCACACAGCTGAACTTGCTGTAAGGTTTGGTCGTAAGGCTAAACACTTAATGGATAGTGATGAGTACAAAGAAGTTTTTCCAACTAGACTACAAGAAGATTCCAAAGCAGCTGGTCGCTGGCAGACAGAACAAGGCGGAGAATATTTTGCGGTTGGTGTTGAAGGTGCTGTTACAGGTCGTGGTGCAGATTTACTTATCATTGATGACCCACACTCGGAACAAGATGCTATGAATGCTAAATCTTTAGAACGTGCTTACGAATGGTACACATCTGGTCCTAGACAACGTTTGCAACCTGGCGGAATGATTGTACTTGTTATGACAAGATGGAACACAAAAGATTTAACAGGAATGTTACAAGCTGCACAAAAAGAACCTCAAGCTGATCAATGGGAAGTTGTAGAATTTCCTGCGATACTTCCAAGCGGTAAACCTGTGTGGCCAGAGTATTGGGAACTAGAACAATTGCTTGGTGTTAAGGCTTCTGTTGCACTTCCAAAATGGAATGCACAGTATATGCAAAACCCAACCTCAGAAGAAGGAGCATTAATTAAAAGAGATTGGTGGAAGAAGTGGCCTGAAGATAGAGGCATACCTCAATGTGATCATGTAATACAATCTTATGATACAGCATATCTAAAAAAAGAAAGCGCTGACTATAGTGCAATTACAACGTGGGGAATTTTTAGAGAAAATGAAGATTCACCTCATCAATTAATTTTACTTGATGCAGTTAAAGAAAGATTTGAGTTTCCTGAACTTAGAAGAGAAGCACTTAAGCTTTATAAATATTGGGAACCTGAGACTGTATTGATTGAAGCAAAAGCTGCTGGATTACCATTAACTTATGAATTAAGAAATATGGGTATACCTGTGGTCAATTTCACACCATCTCGTGGAAACGACAAACACGCAAGAGTTAACGCTGTTGCCCCGCTGTTTGAAAGTGGTCAAATTTGGGCACCTATTCATTTACAATTTGCTCAAGAAGTTATAGAAGAATGTGCATCGTTTCCTTATGGAGATAATGATGACTTAGTCGATAGTACAACTCAAGCTGTGCTTAGATTTAGACAAGGAGGATTTTTAAATCACCCCGAAGATTATAAAGATCCTGTAAAACAAATAACACTAAAAGAATATTACTAATGAAAAATCCAACACTAGTAAAAAATATGAAACATGTAAAATGGAAAGCAATCCCGCCATTGAAGGGGCCAGACCCTAGAGGCTTGATTAAAGAACCAAAACAAGATAAACAAGAAAGATTGGAGAAAATAAATGGCAGACGTAGATAAAAGCTTACCGAACGTAAGACAGAATATAACTGTTCCTTCTGAAAAGGAACAAATGGAAGTACAAGCAGAAATTCAAGAGTCTGTACCAAATCCAAACAATACAGAAATTATTGAAAACGAAGATGGATCAGTAGATATTAACTTTGAACCAGGTGCAGAAGCTCCTGAAGCAGGTGATCAGCACTATGCAAACTTAGCCGCTTTGTTGCCTGATTCTATTCTCGAGCCTCTAGGATCTGAATTATATGCAAACTATACTGACTACAAAGAATCAAGAAGAGAATGGGAAAGATCATATGCAAAAGGTTTAGATCTTTTAGGTTTTCAGTTTGAACAACGTACACAACCATTTCAAGGAGCAAGTGGTGCAACGCACCCTGTTTTAGCTGAAGCGGTTACACAGTTTCAAGCACAAGCATACAAAGAATTATTACCAGCTGACGGTCCGATTAGAACTCAGATACTTGGAGTCTCGACACCAGAAAAAGAGAATCAAGCGACAAGGGTCTCTAACTTTATGAACTATGAAATTATGAATGTTATGAAAGAGTATGAACCTGAGTTTGATCAGATGTTATTTTATTTACCGTTAGCGGGTTCAACATTTAAAAAAGTTTATTATGACGATTTACTAGGACGAGCTGTATCAAAGTTCGTTCCTGCGGATGACTTAGTGGTTCCGTATTCTGCTACCTCATTAGAGGATGCGGAAGCCATATGTCATGTAATAAAAATTTCAGAAAACGATTTGCGTAAACAAATGGTAAATGGATTTTATAGAGATATAGAATTAGTTACACCTTACGCTGAAGAATCTGAAGTTAAGAAAAAAGAACGAGAACTAGAAGGCACAACAATGAATGGCTATCAAAAGAATGATAGAATGTATACATTGATTGAATGCCATGTCGATCTAGATCTTGAAGGCTTTGAAGACAGACAGGATGGAATGCCGACAGGTATTAAACTTCCTTACATCGTAACAGTCGATAATGGTACAAGAAAAGTTTTATCTATTAGAAGAAACTATAAAGTAGATGATCCAAGAAAAAATAAAACTCAATACTTTGTGCATTTTAAATTTTTGCCAGGTTTAGGTTTTTATGGTTTTGGATTAATCCATATGATCGGTGGTTTAACAAGAGCAGCCACATCTGCTCTTAGACAATTGATCGATGCTGGTACCCTCTCCAATTTACCAGCAGGATTTAAACAAAGAGGTATTCGTGTAAACAACGATGCCCAATCACTTCAACCTGGTGAGTTTCGAGATGTCGATGCACCAGGTGGAAACATTAGAGACGCTTTTATGATGCTGCCTTACAAAGAACCTTCAGCAACTTTATTACAGTTGATGGGTATTTGTGTTTCAGCAGGACAGAGATTCGCATCAATTGCTGACATGCAAGTTGGTGATGGGAACCAGCAGGCCGCTGTTGGAACAACTGTAGCTCTTTTAGAACGTGGTTCAAGAGTCATGTCAGCGATACACAAGAGATTGTATGCTAGTATGAAAACAGAGTTTACTCTTTTGTCGAATGTTTTTGCAACTTACCTACCACCTGTATATCCATATGATGTTGTTGGTGGAAACAATCAAGTTAAACAAGCAGATTTTGATGACCGAATAGATATTTTACCTGTTGCAGATCCAAATATATTTTCTTCAACGCAAAGAGTGTCTATTGCACAAACAGAACTGCAACTTGCACAGTCAAATCCACAGATTCATAACATTTATGAAGCGTACAGAGACATGTATGTAGCAATTGGTGTTAAAAATATAGATCAAATCTTACCACCACCTGCAAAACCTGCTCCAAAAAACCCTGCATTAGAGCATATTGATGCTTTAGGGGGTAAACCTTTCCAAGCTTTTACTGGTCAAGACCATCAAGCGCACATTTCTGCGCATTTAGCGTTTATGGGAACGCCAATGGCACAAAATAATCCGGTAATTATGGCTGCTTTGGAAAAAAACATCTTTGAACACATAAATTTAATGTCAGATGAGCAAGTTCAACTAGAATTTAGAGATAAAATTGCTAGATTACAAGAATTACAAATGCAAATGCAACAAAACCCACAAATGCAAATGGAATTAGAGCAAAATCCACAATTACAACAACAAATGCAACAAGAACAGCAACAATTAGAGTTAGAAATTGAATCTCGTAAGGCTGTTTTGATTGCAGAAATGACAGAAGACTTTGTTAAAGAGCAAAAAAAGATTATGGGTATTTTTGGCAACGATCCACTAGTTAAATTAAGAGCTAGAGAGTTAGATCTTAAAGCACAAGACAATCTTCGAAAACAAAAAGAAGATGAAAACAGAATCAACCTAGATAAGATGAAAGTTCTTATGAACCAAAATCTTCAGGAAGATAAAATGGAACAGCAAGAAGATCTTGCTATCCTAAGAGCAGCGACCTCTATTGAAAAACAAAAAATGTCCAATAGAGCTAAAATAAAAAACGATAAAATGAAACAACAAGATGTAAGAATCTTGAAAGGACCAAGGAGTTAATTATGGCAAAACCAGGACTATACGCTAACATTCATGCGAAGCGTAAAAGAATTGAAGCAGGCTCAGGCGAAAAGATGAGAAAAAAAGGTGCTAAAGGTGCACCGACTGCTAAACAATTTAAACAAGCAGCTAAAACTGCAAAGAAGGCGTAATGCTTTACACCAAGGGTATGGGTGCTGTTAGACAGCAATTCAAAAGAGGAGGCTCACCGGCTTGGACAAGAAAAGAAGGTAA